CGACGCCCGCATGGCGGTGCGCGTTCGCCGAGTGTCGGATGTTGGTACGGTCGGTGCGGTAGAGATAGTGGAGTCCACCCCGCCCAGTAATCGCCGTGGCCGTCCTCGGCAGCTCGCCGCGCATGGACTCCCACTCGTCCAGCGTGTCCAGTCCGTGCTTGTCCTCTTCGTCATCCTCGTCAACGTCGAGCACGACGAGCCCATGCGACGGAACGCCGCAGACAACGCCGATGTTGAGGTCTGGATGCTGCGTCCACAGCTTGCGTGCGTCATCGGGGTTGTCGAACCAGTCGTTCAGTCCGTTCTTGCTGATTGGACGCTTGCCGCGCGGCTTTAGCGGGATGATCGCGAATCCGTTCTCGCAGTACCAGACCGCCGCATCTAGGAGGGTGGACGGGGCGCTCACGAGTGCGTCACCCCCAGCTCTTCACAGATGGCCACAGCCGCGTGCGCTGGATGGACAAAGCGGAATCTGCATCCGTAGCGCTCTTCCAGCTTCTTGCAGATTTTCATCACGGTGATTCCCTGCATAGGCTTGCGGTGAAACCTCATGCAGTTGACAACCTCGCTCGGCGTGCATTGCAGACTCTTGAAGAATCGGCACATGCGGCATGCGCTCGAAGTCCACCCGCTCAGTGATTCCAGGTCAATGTACGGCTGGCCAGTCTCCACCATGATGACCAGACGGTATCCGGCATCGCGGGCTCTTTCCAGCTCTCGGATGAATCGGTCATGGTCGCGCCCAACGTCCATCGCCAGCTCGCCGATGTTCTGCTTGGTGTCCACGGCGATGTTTGACTCATCGCTTATATAGTCACCAAAGTCCAGCTTCTTGCGCACGATCATCACGTCATGCGCCGCGAACCATGTGTGCTTCTTCCGGTGCTTGTCACCACGGGCAATCTGCTGCCGCGTGTCCTCGTAGATTTTGCCCTGCATAGGCTACCTCCAAGTGAGGGCGGGGATGGACTCGAAGCCACCCCCGCCGTTGTTGGTCGTTGCTATGCGATTGCTACTTGACCCATGGAAGGTCGATGTTATCGATAGGCGAGGCTGGCTTGCTCGCCACCTGGCCACCACCGCCGATGGACTTCTTTGGGCGCGGCTTGACCTTGCCGTCGCGAACCTGCTGGGCGTCCACCCTCGCGCAGACGTTCAGGCGCGTGCGAATCTCGTCGTTCGAGTCGCGGTACTCCTCCTCTTGCAGGTTGACGCCGACGATGCGGCCACGGAACATGTCGAGCCGTCCAGCGTCCCACGCGGCGAACGGGTCAAAGCCGGGGTTGGACTTCTGGAACGCATCGAGCGTGCCCTTGAGCATGCCAAGCGCCGTGTCCTTGTAGCTCATGAAGAAGTGGTGCGCGTAGGGGTGCGCCTTGCCCCAATCGTCGGAGTAGTAGCCCGCGTGCTCGCCCTCGGCGATGTCGAAGATGACCTCCACGTACTCCTTCTCGGGCTTGTCGATGGCGTCCAGCACCTTGGCCACATACGGGCCCGCAGGCAGCGGCGTGAACTCACCCTGCGCGGTGGACTGAATCGCGTCCCAGTTGAATGACTTCATGCTGTTTCCCTTCTCTTTATGATCGTCCGCAGACGATTCTCAAACAGTCGGTCTCGCTTGTCGAAGCAGTGACGCTCGGGGTCATCGTCCAACGCGCTCGCGAATGCGTCATAGGTGCGGTCGAACGCCACTTCCTTGTCGCAGCCGTCGATGAGCAGTTGGCCGAAATAGTCATCGCAAGCGCTGGACAGCTCGAATGCTGTGGCGTCACTCACCCTCATTCGTCCACCCCAAGAAGTCGCGCAGGCCGTTATTGACCAGCGCCAGGTCGTTCGGCAGCTCGTCGGTCTCGAAAGCCCCGCAGGACTTCGCGGGCGGCTTGCCGCTCACGATGAACTTGTGCTCGCCGCCGCTGTACTCGGAGAGGATGACCACGTTGAACATCCCAACCAGACCGACCTTCTCGTTCAGCAGCTTCCCGACCGTCAGTGGCACGGTGTTGCCAGCGGCGTCCACGTCGGTGTGCATGATGAGATAGACGATGACATCTTGTGGCAGGTCGTTGATGAACTCGATGAATCGGTAGACGCGACCAGCAATCTCCTTGTAGACCTCGAATTGGTCACGATACTTCTCGTCACCCCAGCTGCCGCGCATGTAGATGTCGGTGATGCAGTAGCCGAAATCGTCCACCACGATGGCTGGCATCCCAGCGGACGCAGCGCCCGCCACGGCTGCTTGCAGCTGCGTGAAGTCTTTGGTGCGGAAGAACTTGATATCGCTCTTGAACGGGAGCATCGTCTTTTCGCACTCGATTAGCGCGATGGAGTCTGGCGGCATGTTGCGCAGGCTGTACGTCTTGCCCGTGCCGCTTGGCCCCATGACTAGTACCGGAACGCCCATCTCAGCCCTCCAACATTCCGTGGACGATGTTCCCCAGCGCCCTCGCGTCCACCGCCGCAGCAACCTTGTCGGCATCGACTCGGATGGACACGGTTGGCTTCGGCGTGTCGGCGGGAGTCTCGTACTCGACCAGCTCCATGCCGTCTGGCATTGCGCCAGTCTCTTCGAAGTAGTCACGCCCGATGTCGGGAAGGTGCGCTGCAAGCCATCGTGTGCAGTACGCGAGGAAGTCTGGATCGTCGTATGCGTCCAGCTTCTCTCGGTCGGTGACCTCGGCTACGACTTGCGTTGGCTTTGGCTTCGGGGCCTTGATGGACACCGTGCCGACCTTGCCGCCTAGCATCTTCAGGTCGAACGTCCTCGCGCCCGTCGTGCGGTACAGCTCCAAGTAGTGCTGGTTGATTGAGTCGCGCAGGTTGCCCGCGCTCCTTGTGCTCACGTCATCGGCAATCATCTTGTAGAGTGCCTGCTCGATGCAGAACTGATTGGTCATGTCCTCGATGTTCGGGGTGAACCCCACATCGGGGAAGTCGAACGAGTACGCGACGTTCCCGTCCGCGTCCCTCCGCTCGTATGCGTGCTCAGCCATCTCTCTCCTTTCTGTGCATCCTGACCCACTGGTACACGCTCGTTCTGTCGCAGCCGACGTCGCGGGCAATCGACGTCGCGCTCTCACCCGACTCGTAGCGCATCACCACATCCCTGCGGACGCTGTGAGGCCACGGAGCATGCGGCTTGTGCCGCGCCCCGCCCTCGGCGTCGTGCAGCTGCTTGTAGCTCTTGCGCACAGTGTCGGGGTGGCACCCGATAGCTTCCGCGACGGTCGTTGCCGATGCGCCGTGGGTGAAGCCGTAGTAGATGGTGTCCAGGTCGATTGAGTCCAGCTTGCGGCCAATCATTGCGACACCTCGCAGTTGTCAACGCGCAGGAAGTCAAACAGCGTCTTTTGCGACGCGATGCGGTCGGCTTCCCTCATGTTGTTGACCGCGACATTGAAGTACGATGGCTTTAGCTCGATGCCGACGAACTGCCTACCCTTCGACACAGCGACGTACCCCTCTGAGCCGATTCCAGCGAACGGAGACAGCACGAGGTCACCAGGAGCACTCCACAGATCGATGCCGCGCTCGATGACGTCAAGTTGCAGCGGGCAGATGTGGCGCTCGTCCTCGTTCTCGCGTGCCGACTTGTACTGAAGCGTGCGCGACGGGTTGACGTCCATCCAGACGGGCGATGCGTAACGCTGCCACATCGAAATGGGGAACTCTTCGTTCGTGTGGGAAACGGGCGTCGCGTTCTCTCCAGGCTTGCGCATGGTCACGAGATAGTCGGGGATTCCCTGACGGCTCATGCACGAATCCTTGTTCTTCTGCTTGTTGAGCAGCCCCAGCGCCTTTGTGCGCTGCATCGCCGTCACGGGGTCTTTCCAGATGCAGACCTCGGAATGGTAGATGAAGCCAGCCTTCTGGAACTCTCGGATAAGGTCACCGCGAAAGTCGCGGATGCCGATGTACCCGTCGCGCTCCTTCGTCGTGGGCAGGTTCATACAGTGGAACGACAAAAGCCGCCCCGGTGCCGTCACGCGGTACAGCTCGGGAATGAGGTACGCGAAGTGCTCGGCGAACTCGTCATCGGTCTTGCAGTTGCCCATGTCGCGATCACTGTTGCTGTAGGTGTAAAGGCTTGCGAACGGCGGCGAAAAGATGGTGTAGCCGACCGTGCCGTCTGGAATCTCGCGGATGCGCTCCACGCAGTCACCGAGAAGCAGGTCGAAGTTGTCACCATGTACCGCATCTGTCATGTACGGCATGGAGTCTCTTTCTGTCATGGACGCGTCGCTGCGGATGCGGATGCTCCTGCGGGTCATCTGCTCCTGCATCTCGTTCGACGCGTCTCGCTTGGATATGACGTTCGTGACGATTGCCGTCTCTTGGTCGCTTATGACCACGTCGACCGTCACGGGGTTGCTCTGTCCGTATCGCCAGCAGCGCCGAACTGCCTGATAGAACTGCTCGTAGCTGTGCGAGAGACCGCAGAACGCCATCTGGTGGCAGTTCTGCCAGTTCATGCCGAATCCAGCGATTGACGGCTTCGTGACTAGCACGCGTCTGGTACCGCTCGCGAATCCCAGCATCGACCTATCCTTGTGCTTGTCAGTTTC